TTATTTCTAAATTCAGTATTCATTCTTATTTTACTCATTATGCTACCTCTTTTGTTAATAATAAAGGGCTTTCATATTTTACTATTGAAAATGTTGTGCCTTTATTTTTGTTAATTAAGGTATAGCCTTGCAACATGTCATTTGCTTTGTTGATGTCGTTTGTATATTCCATAACATCATAACTATTATCTACGTTATGGTATTCTATTTCTCTTATTATTAAGTACATCATTTTTTGCCTTTCTGTTATTAATGGATAATCCCATAAATTAATAAATTAATCAAGTGCCAAAGTGTCGCACTTACTTTAGAATAATTCTAAACTGCCGTACAACTTATAGTTGTATTATTTATACTATTAACCACCATCCCCAGCCACCGTCCAAGTATAATGGATAATCTGGGATATGTCAAGAAGTTTATTTGCATTTAATTAAAATAAATATCTTGATTATTAATTATCCTATGTTATATTGGATTTAGATTCGATTGCTCAAATGCAATAAAGGGACAACTTCCCACAACCACGTGGAGAGTAATCGAATCTGGGATTAGTTTTGATCCCTGATCCCACGCAAAAAAATCTTGCGTGAAGTGTACTAGCGCAAGTGAGGGTACATAGTGGGATCTGGGATCAGTTTTGATCCCTGATCCAATGAGTAAGGAACCTTAATGGTCATAATGAAAATTGGATCTGGGATCAGAACAGTAGTGTTTCTAGTAGCTAAAATCTTACCGGGTTAAGCTTATACCTACTGTTCTAATCAGGATTAGCTATAGTGGTAAATGAAATCGTTTAACCACTGCTGATCCCTGATCCATTGGGTAGTAAGTTCAGCTATTGCTTAAGAACTGGGAAGATGGATCTGGGATCAGACTAGATGGCGCCCCACATAACCAAGAAGGGCTACATCATAGGTTGTAATACCCATACGGGTATAGAGGTATTATACTAGTATTTAAAGACCTCTCGCCTACGAGCCACTAGTACTGATCCCTGATCCATTGTGTCGATACTGAGTGAGTGGTAACCACCCGAAACAATGGATCTGGGATCAGAAAGAATTAAGCCACAAGCTTCAAGCTTGACAGCAACCGTAGGATGTTATAGGATGTATTTAGAAAGGAATAAATATGGACACAACACAATTAAAAAGAATAGCAGATGCCTTGGAGGAAATTCTTAGGCTGGTTAAGAAGGATCAAGAAGAATCTAAAAAGAGATGGAAAGAAAGTGAGTAGACAGCCTGGGCTGCCTAGTATTAAAATACTAGTGCAGCATTGGCGCTGGCTCGAGGCTCAGGGTTCAAGCTACAAGCGCCAAGCCCGAAGCTGTAAGCGACAAGCAACAAGCTTGACAAGAGCCAGATATAATGTTATCCTACAATATAAAGGAGAAAGAAATGTTAAAAAAAGAACTTGAAAAAATTGTCGGAGGGCTGTCTAAGCCTTCTAAAATGCCCGGGCCGGCTTATAACCTGCCAGCATCAAAATGCATCACCGGCTCGAAGCTGGTCAAGATCCCTGGCTCAGTGTGCGAAGGCTGTTATGCCCTGAAGGGTCGTTATAGATTTCCGAATGTACAAGCAGCTTTGGAACGTAGACTAAAAGCAATTGAGAGTCCGCAATGGGTTGATGCTATGATACAGTTAATTAAACCGCATAAAGAATTTAGATGGCACGACAGCGGAGATATACAGAGCCTGGAGCATCTTCAAAATATTTTTAAAATTTGCAGGAAGACACCGGACACTAAGCACTGGTTGCCAACTCGTGAAGCTCAGATATTAAAAAGTGTAAAGGTTAACGAAGTCCCGCGCAACCTGGTGATCCGGTTCTCATCTCATATGATAGACCAGGCGCCAGTTAACTTTTGGCCATGGACAAGTACTGTCACAACGGATGGCAATCACAGCTGCCCAGCGGCAACACAAAATAATGAATGCAAAGATTGCAGAGCATGCTGGAATCGTGATATAAAAAACGTTTCATACGGAAAACACTAAAACAATGCTTGTATTTAAACATCCTAAATATTACCAGGAAATGCGCAAGAGGGCCAAAGAGTTCCAGAAGCAACAAGCCTCAAGCAAGAACCATCAAGCTAAATCTTCAAGCAACAAGCGAGAAGCATCAAGCCCTGTCGCAGAAGCATCAAGCAACAAGCCTGAGTCAACAAGCTCCTGAATCCTGTCTCCTGTATAAAGTTTCAAGCAGCCGGTAACGAGGGTCTTGGCTAAGATAAAACTATGCTGTGGATGTTTCACGTGAAACGCAATTTGATGTGGTGAAAAGGTTAGTTTGTTACGTTTTGTTACTTTGAATTCAATAGTGAAAAATGTACCTTTTTTGTTGTATGCCAGCACATCTGGCGTACCTAAACTACTAGTATTTTCAAGCCTTGTATAAGAAATATTAGGTGTATTTTTCTTCCAATATTGGTAAAATTTAGCCTCTGGTCCCATGGGGTTTTCGACGTAACAAGTGTTTAAGATTTTCTTTTCTTAACAGAACCCATTCTCCAACTTTCAGCTGCAATTTCAATTACTAATCTATGAGATTCTCTGGCTCCAATTATATTATTTTCAAATAATGTAATAGAAAAAATATCAAAATGTCCATCGGGTGAATGAAACTCTCCTTTGGGTAACTTAACTTGCACTCTAGCATTCTGACATGTTGGTGACTTTAAAAAATTATTTAGCTGATTGGCTAATTCTTTCGCATTTATCATGTGGTTGACTATTACGTTATGTTACGTTAAAAGTCAAGCTATGGGAGTACCTAAAAGATTAACAGAAATGCAGTTAAAATTTGCCAATTTATTGGTAACTAATGAAGGACGCTTGCATGCGTATGAATGTGCTGTTGCAGCTGGATATGAAAAAGATAGAGCTAGAATCACAGCATCAGAATTACAGAACCCCCAAAAATTTCCATTGGTTGTAAAATATATAGGTGAGTTAAGAGAAGATAATCAACAGAAGTTTAAGATTGATATAGAAAGCCATCTTACTGAGCTTGGTAGACTACGAGATGAAGCAAGAAAGTCTAAAGCATGGTCTGCAGCCACTAACGCTGAAGTAGCACGTGGTAAGGCTGGTGGACTGTATATTGAACAGAAAATGATATTAACAGGTGACATTAAAAAATCTAGTGTTGAAGATATGAGAAAAGAACTTGCAACTATCTTAAAAGAATATTCACCTTTAATTGATGGTGAGACTCAACAAAATATAGACGAAAAAATTTTACCTAAAATCAAGAAAGTTAATTAATTTTTTTTATAGATTCAATTACTGCAGTTGGAATTAATGTTGTGTTACCAATTGTTTCAAATGTAGGCTTATCTTTATTTTTTATATAATCAGTAAATATTCTAGTAACTCCATTTTTTTGACTAATTAAATAACCTTTAGATACACATATAGGTAGTTTTTCTTTATTTAAATCTTTTGTATTACTCCAGCCCGCATCACCCTCGATATCAAACCACTCTATTTCTACAAATGGATAAGCAGATATATCATTACCTAATGATTTTACATTTAAAGGTATAGTCTTTTTACTCTTAGGTTTTCTTTTTTTCTTCTTAGGCATATTAAATTCATATCATTACCCCTATAGGTTTTCCAGAATTTTAAATGCAAAAATCAAATCCAAAGTATCCTCGCGGCCCCTATCGTCAAAAATCGTTGGTATTACTTGCTGATCACCTCAACCCCAGATCCCTTGTGTTTTTCTAAAGGGTTTTGTCAAATTTAAGAATCTCAGAAAACCTATAGGGGGGGATCAACCGCATAAAACCTCACTTTTTAAATATGGCAATGTTGCCTTATTTGTCCAGTTTAGAATCATTATAATATTTGTTGAGTCTTTCTAGAAATTTATGTTGATATTTGATAAACTCTTTGCCTTTTACTTGAAATTTTTGGAAATAATTGTCTGGTGTACACATCAGGATCACACCCTGAGTGATCTCAGTGTCATAGACCTGGTTGTGAGCCATAGCATATGCCCCTAGCTGCATGAAATAATCATCAATCCATTCTTTTCTTTTTGGTTTATTAGATTGTTTAAAGTCTATAATTGAGTCTTCATAGTCATATACACCGACCAAATCTGTTGCACCTGCATACAAACCAGGGTAATATAGGGTAACCTCACTGCCCCATATTTCAGAAAGATCGCATAAACCCTTGTCAATTATCACTTGAGCCATGTCGCCTGCCACCTGACCCTCGTCTGTTAGGTCCTTGTGGCCTGTCCCTAGAATATACCTCTCCAAGTGTAAGTGCATGTTGGTACCCCGCGCGGCCGCTTGATCCTTGACTCTTGTAGCCTGATCCTCGCCCACTCGTGCCTTCCATCTATTAATCGAGTCTATAGCTTCTTGCGATTTGGTTGCTGATAAAATTGTAGTCACCGACGGTAACTTTTTACCAGTTATCTCGTAATGTCTTCTACCTTCAATAGACGTCCGCATTGATGCCGGGTACTTATATAATTTATTCCATTTCACTCTAAACTCATTATTTGTTTGTATCTCTCTAAATCAACTACATTATTATTTACCACATTGTGATCTGCATAATGATCAATAATTTTTTGAACTCCTTCTAACTTTACATGTGAGTATGGCCAAAACAATCGTGCAACTTGATATGCATCTCTAAATTGACATCTCCATCGCCATTGTTTTTTCCAACCAACAGCATACGCTGTTTTATATCTTTTAACACCAACCGTACCAACACCCAATACTTCATGGACCCAACGTAAAACAGATTCATCTGTCATTGCCATTTCCATACGTATTGACCAGGTGGGATACGCCTTCTTGTTATGCTTTCTCTTTCTCATGTATTGTTTATATTGTATGTGGCCTTCGCCATCAAACAATCCTGCTATAAATGCTATATCTGTATCACTTATCATTTTTTTCTTTCTGTTGTGCAATCCAAATCAATTCTTCTAATTTTGTTTTAAATCGCGGCACTCGTTTGTTATCTTTTTGTATGACTTTTTTACCACCTGTGTGTCCAAACTCTTGATTGTCCCTTGATACCTGATCCTCGTCTCTAATCTCTACTTCAACGGAATCTTGGTCAATTTCTAACCAGTGTTTGCTCTTACGCATCAGATGGTTTTAGTATTTTATATTTTTTAAAATACTCGTCATACTCTTTGTCATGTATTTCACCTTCTGAATTACAAACTACACATTGTATAACATCATCAATTCGGTTAATGGATTCTTTAACTTTAACAAATCCATTACCAAAACAATTAGGACAAATCTTTTTTTGGTTTGTCATCTTTTTTTTCTACACGTTTTAGTGATGCAAGCATCGTAATGTGTGTTGTAACTTCTCCATAAGGCCTTTGCCACAAGTATTGTAGTAATTGTTTTCTTTGTTCTTCGGTTAACGTAAACATTATTTATCCTTTATTTTACCATTTAACTTTTTTGCTTTTTCATTTGCAATAGACTCTACTGTTTTTGATATAGATAGTTTTGCATCAGGTAATAATACCTTCGACAATTTCTCTAAAGTAGAGTATGTTTCTTTGGTAAGAGAAACGTTTCTATATTTAGTTATATCAGTCATGATTTCCTTTCATTTAGTTATAATGACTATATAGGAGATTAATACCAAAAGTCAATGACAAAATTTATTTTAATAATGATAATTTGTAGTGGAATTCCTGGTAATGAATGTAAACCCATGCCAACACCTTTTTATGAGTTTAAAACTTATAGTGAGTGTATTCTCTACGGTTATGATCATTCTAGTGAAATATTAAGGGCTATGGGTCAAGATTTTGTTGAAGAACACAGAGCATTTACTGCTTTTGATTGTAAAGAACAAAGCACCATATGATTAAATGGACCAAAGATAAATGGCAACGATTCAAAGAATGGTCTACTGTCGACCATTGGATAGATTTATTTGTTGATGTAGGGTTAATTGCTTTTGATGTTTTATCTAGTCCTATTCTTATAGTTGTAAGATTTATTAGATATTTTTTTAATGAATACTTAAATCATCATATAAAAAATTTTATAAAATGGTTTGCGCATAAAGTATTAAGATTATAATTCTATTTACACATACACCCAAAAAAATCACCTGTGCCATCTTTCATGACATGGGCATTGATTGGATAGTCATAATAGGTTGTTAAATGCAATCTAAGTATATCACAAAGATCAAAACAATCTATTTCACTTAATAATTTTATTCCTTTTGTCATTTCTTTCGTAACTTCTACCAAATGGTAAAGTCCGTCGTTTAGAATTATTAAGTCCATTTGCAAATTCCTTTATATATTTATACCAAAGATCTTTGTATTTAGGATCTTTTGTTTGTTGCCACATATTTGCTAACTCGTCTATATGGTTTGTTGTTTTCACCATTGCTTGTTCCTTTTTCTATTATTCTTTTTAATGAATGTGTTTTTAATTCTACATCTACACCATAAGATCTCCATGCTTTTTTCATAAGATTTAATTCTAGTATGAATGTAGACCATTGCCCTTGTGATATACCATTAACGTTTAGAGTAACTGTTTTCATAAGCCTCCTTTAATATTTTATGCATATCTTCCAATGCTTTTTCTAATATATCTACCCTAGCTTTTAGCTTTTGCTCAGTTTGATATTTTTTATCTTTATTTGCACTATGTAATTCAAAGTGCTCTTCTGTTAATTGTGTCATATTTTTCCTTTCATTCTGTATATATAGGATATTTAGGGATGTTTGTCAACCCCCTATTTTCCCTGGCCACGATATTTCTTAAATTGCCTGCGTTTTTGCTTGTTCATTTTGCATAAACTAGGATGTCTTCCAATCGATGTTTTGTGAAATATAGGCTCGTGCTCTACTTTTGCGTATAAACCTTTAGATTTTTTTGCCATCGCCTTTTGTTTCTTTTACTAACAAATCTATTGGTAAATAACTAATTTTACCATTTATTTTTTGCTCAATGTCTCCGCCACAATTTAAACATCTGTAATAATCACTTACAACAGATATTAATAATGTGTGTTCTGAACAATGTGGACAAACACCATCTACCATTTTTGCTCTTTTAATTATTTCTTTAAATAAATTGCTTCTATCCGACAACTTTTCCCCCACTCCATTTCATTTCTGGAAGGCCATTCTCGTAAGATTTTCCGTCATAAGTGAGCACTTGTTTTCTGTTAGCACCTGATTCGTTGTAAGACACGTGAACCCAGCCACCTGCTGGGTCGTCTGGGTTATAAAATTCTAAAATTAATTGGTCAAAGTCTACGTTATTTGAGAGCCAGTAAGCAATCTGAATATTTGGTATGCCCGCGATTTCAAAGTCAACCGCCTGGCCTTTTGCATGTTGCGACGTCTTTTTGCTGCCGATCGCCTCACAAAGCGCCTCGGACCTGTAGCCAGAGGTAACAGTAATGGGTTTATCAAAGTGCGCGCGAACCGGTTCCAATATTTCATAGCATACATTCTCCAAGTTTTTTATATCTCCAGATCCTGGAGAATTGTCTATTCCTTTTCGCGTTGCGGTCATTGACTTAGTCATCTCTTCAAGTTTAAAGTGTTTCGATAATTGCATGAAAATTTTTTTTAATTTGCTAATGGATTAGAAGTTGATACTTTTATTTCTTCTATTTGAACCTGTAATAATTCTATTTCTTTTCTGTTAATTAAATATTCTGTGTGTCCATGTTCGTTGTCATGTTCATGTGAGGTGTCAATATTTTCTAATTTATTAACTTTTTCTTCTAGTACAGCAATTTTACTTTCAATACCTGATGTATCTACTGTTGAATTTTCTTGTGATTCTATTGCTTCTAGTTTTGTAACAATTTCACCATACTTAACAAAGCCACCACCAATTGCAACCACTGCTGCAATTAAAGCTGCTATTCCTGCGAGTTGATCTTTAAGTTTGCCCATTTTTTAATAACTCCAATTCATACAAAAGCTGTTGCTTCTTAAGATTAAGTTCTCCAAGTTTTCTAGCTTTGATTTCCATCTTATCATTTTGGATATAAGTTGCAAGACTCTTATCTGTATATATTAATCTATTATCCATAATGTTTAATTGATCTAAATATATGTCTTTTGGCGCATAAAATGCTACATTATAAGAATCTAATGATACTTGATCACTAGTCATAGCTTCCATTTTAATTATATTTTTTATTTGTAGATTTTTAGAAATATTTTTTATATCCTTGTCCACTTTTTCCATTACTCTTGCAAGATTTTTAATAATAGCTTTTTTCTGTTGTATCTTTTTTTGTTTGGCAAGCTTCTT